AGCGGTAATCGAGGTCGCGCCGCCCTCCTCGATCTCGTCGCGGTGTCGAGATACCAGCGGATCGGTCAGGGCGAGCTGCGCATCGCGCCAGGCGCGCTCCGCTTCGGCCAGCGCCTCAGCATCCGGCGGCGGCGGATCTATCGCAATCGGGTAGCCCTTAGGGTCAGGGACAATCAACTTCCCCCCGCTTTGTGCCGCCACAAGATCCGCGTGAAGCTCGTCGGTGATTTGCTTGGCACCCTTTGGAATGGTGCAGCCCGGGCTCCCAACTTCCCCATGAATATCAGAGTCAAAAAAGCCACCCCGGGCATCATCGATACGACTGTAGAACTTGGCCATGCTTAATACCCGATAGCGATGTAGTCAAAGTAGAAATTGGCGTTAGCGACTCGGGAAATAGTGGCGCCCGACTTGTCTCGTCCATTATGCGAGTACGCACTACCGCCGGTTGACCATGGCGTAAGCACCAGGGCGACACAGGCGTTCGGAAACGACACCGGGAAAGTCAGCGGGATCGTTGCCGCCGTCGAAGCGTTCGCGATATTTCCCACTTTGATCATCAGCCCCGGAAGCTGCTGACTGGCGGCAGTGGCCGCTAGATCAGCGGCAAAGTCCGTGTTTTTTACGAGGTTGGCCGTGGACTCAAGAACAGTCCATGTGCTCGGGGAAGTTGCCACAAACTTGGCTGACTGACCGGGCTTAATTGCGAACGTCGTGACACTCCCACCATTCTGTCCCTGAATAGACGCCCCACCCGAAGCGGTGATAGTTCCCCCGACAGAGGTGCTGAATACCGTAAAACTGCCCCCCGTATTGGGGACGCCCATTATCGAGGGTTGCAGCAAGTTCAGGCTGTATGACCCAAAAGAGTTAAACCAAATAAGCGCGCCAATGTCGGTCAGCGCCAAGTTTCGAGAAGCCGAAATAACCTGAAAAGAGGAGTATCCGTTCAAAGCTCTTTGCACGAATTCCGTTGTCGCAAACGCCTTGCTGTTGTCGAAAAGTGGCTGCGTCTCCCAGTGCGAGCCCCGCAAAATAGGCGAATACTTCAGCGCACCATCGCCCCCTTCCAGCGCCCAGCCCTGACCGTTATTCAAGCGCCGGAAAGCCGAAATTGTCGATTGAGGCTGAGTAAACGGCCCCAAGGCGCCATTAATCGCAATCAACGATTGCGCGCCCTTCGCCTTGAAGGTTGCCCCATTCAACCCGGCGAGAACCGTAACGACAGAACCCTGAGGAACAACGCTTGCATCCGGCAGGGTAATGGTTGATCCCGATCCGCCAACGGATACCAGACGCCCGACATCGGACGGCGTCAAGTCAACGCTCCCGGGGTACGTCACCAGATCCGCATAACTGCCCAGCGCCCGCTGGACGAATTCAGTAGTTGCCAGCGCCTTACTGCTGTCGAACTGAGCCGGCGTGTTCGCCGTAGGGTTGACCAGCGCCGGTGAATTGATCGGCGCAAAGCCTTGGGTGACGTTCTGGAACGTCAGAGCCGTCGTCCCCAGCACGATCGCGCCGTCCGTGATCAGTTGCCATCGGGTGTCCGCCTGGGCGGCTCCCTGCTCAACCGAGACCAACAGCGCGGACGTCACTTCCGCGTTACTGTCAGCGTCCGCTGCCCTCGCCCACGCACCCGCCGCCGCGACGTACAGGCCATTGTCTTTTGCCACGGTCTGGTTTTTCACCAGCACCCGATCGCCAGCCGCCAGCACGACACCGTCGACAGTCTGCAACCCCGTTAACGCGATGTTGGCCGTGGTGGCGGTCCGCACAGATTGTTTGTTGTCGAGCTTGTAAAGCTCTTCCATGATTCGCTGTTCGACAAACTCACGGGTCGCCAGCACCACAGCCGGGTCGATCTTGAGGGTGATGTTGCCCGTGCTGCTGACCACGAAGTTCATCCGCACCACTTGCGTGCGGCCGGAGCCTTGCGACAACAGTGGCTTGAAGCTCGGCGCACAGTTGGCCACCGCCACCAGATCCCCGTCCGCGTCGTACAGGCCGATTTCGCGAATCCACTTACCGCCCTCGTCGGCCGGAATGATCTGCTCGGCGATGATCACCGCCGGGTTCACCGGGTCAACGCGAAGCTGATTCAACGGCTTTCGGCGCCACTCGCTGAGCAACTTGGTCTGAGTGGCCGAGGGGATCGGGTTCGGCGGGTCGGCCAACCCGCCCGGGTTCGCATCGCCCACCCCCATTTCGGTGATCTTCCAGGCAATGCCGAGCGCGTCGGCGTTCGCCTGCTTGGCCATCCCCACGTTCGTGAGGATCGCGAAAAACTGCGAATTCGCATCAATCATAGTAAACGTCCAGAGTGTCTATGGTGTGTTCGCGGCCGACCACGCCAATGCTTCCGGTGACCTCAATGTCACGCATGACGGGCGGGTAAACGTCGATTTCGTCGCCGTCGTAGAGGGACACGGCAATGTCTAAATTGCCTTGGGTTTCCAGGCTGATGGCCAGCCCGGTCAGGTGCCGGGTGACAGGCTTGGCGTCGTCAATCAGGCGCTCAAGCTCCTGATACATTTCCTCGGTGATACCGGTGTCGAGAACACCCACCTTCAGCGCGAAGGTGCCCGGCTTGCCCTCGGGCACGGTCTGGAACCACTCGACAATCTCGATCAGGTAACCCAGCGGCTCGACCACGCGACGGATCGCGCCGATCGTGCCCTTGTGTTTGTGGATGTAGAACGACGCCTTGATGGCCGCGCGCTTGGTCGCCTCAGACCATCGGTAATCCCAGCGATCGACCGACCACGCCCACGCCAGATGCGGCAGCAGATGCGCCGGGCAGGTGTCGGGGTTGTAGAGGTCGCGCAGTGGGACAATCGTCTTTTCGAAAAACGCGGCCTCCATGGCCCGTTCCAGTTGCGTGCTGTTGAGCGGCAGTAGACTTTTCATATCAGCCCGCCAGCCTCACGTTGTAGCGCGTGCAGAACGCCGCTTGAGCCTTGGTCGGGGCCAAGTCCTGCCACCCGACCAACTCGACCCGGGCAACACCGGCAACGTGCAACTGAGCGTCAACAGCAGAGCGTGCGACCTCGACGCCCAGCCGCTTGCGTGGATTGATCCAGGCTGCCAAGCGGCTCTTGGCCTCGGCCAAACTGGCATCCGCTTCCGGGCCGGCGCCGGCCATATGCAAGATGGCGTCAATCTCGTAGCGGATCACCTGCGCGCTCTGCACGGTCACCCGATCACCCACCGGCCGCACGTCATCGTCATTCAACGCAGTGGCCACCGTCGCCAACAGCTCCGGCGGCGCTTCGCCCTCCCCGTCCAACCCCAGCACCGTTACCGTAACGTAGCAAGGCTCTGGGCTTTCGGCCGTAGCATCTGCCACCAGCCCCGAGGCGTTACGCGCGTGCAGGATGTAGCTGTTACGCGGGCCGGCTGTGGTCAAACCCTCATAGGCCAACTGGATGCGCTCGCGAAACGGGTCGTCGTCTTCCATGACCTCGGGCACCGGTGGCACCGCTTGCGGATCCGCCACCTGAATCACCAGGCGTTTCAAATTGACGTTCGCACCCAGGTGATCGAGGTCACCGCGAATGGCATGCGCCAGTAATAACGCCTTGCCGGCGTCATTGACCCGGGCGCGGTTGCCGACCTTGATATAAGCCCCGACCTCAAGCGTCTTGACCACTGGATCGCTTTCCAGCGCGGCCGTCCAGTTGCCGCCCATGTAACCGCGAAACACGCCCAGCCCGTCCTGATAAACCTCTTCAAAGTCCAAAGGCTCCAACACGGTCGGTGCCGGCAATAACGACAGATCAACGGAACTCATGCGGCCACCTCCAACGTGACGCTGTCGCCCAGGTACGTCCCGACGATTTGCAGATTGATTTTCCCGCCAATGACGGAGAGGACACGCACCAGGTCGAGCTTCAAACGTGGCTCCCAGCGCCCCAAAGCGCGGGCGACCTCAGCCTGTACGGCGCTTTTCCAGCCCTCGTTAACGGGCAAATCGACAAACCGCCGCAGCTTGCTGCCGTACTCCATGCGGTGTCGGCGACTGCCCAGCGGCGTGCTCAAGATGTCAGCAATGGATTGCCGCAGATGCTCGATGCCGGAGATGGGTTGGCCGGTGTGGCGATCCATTCCGATCATCTATGTCACTCCTTGAACGGCTCGTATTCTTCGCTGGATTTCAGGAACTTGATCGCTTCGATGTCGGAGGCCGGCACCTCGACCGTCGCCTTTTCGACCGGGTAGGAACGATCAGTACCGGGCACGATCACCAGTCGCGACGTGTAGAGCTTGTCGCGGAATTTCAAGAATTCGGGCGATGAGTAAGTTAGAGATGACAATGCCGGTTCCGAGGACGTTTGCGCATCGGTTGAGGTCGCATCGATCTTGGCCATGTAGTTCTCCAGGCATGAAAAAGCCCGCACTGAGCGGGCTGTGGTGAGTTGAAATTAATGCGTGTGGTGATTGCTGTTGCCGGTGGCATCAATGATTGCGCCGGCGCTGGTGATGCCCTTGGTAACGTGCAGCGCGCCGTCGATCATCACCGCCGCTTTCAGATTGATGTTGCCAGTGGTCACGTTCACCGTGCTATCGGTCACCACCGCCTCCGTGCTGGCCACTTTGATGGTGACCGTGCCGCTGGGCAGGGTGATGCTGTAGCTCTTGGCCTGCCAGTCGTAGACCAGCGAGCCGCCATCATCGAAACGCCAAACCTCGACGTGGTCGCGGTTGTCTGGCGGCGGTCCGGCATTTCCATACAGGCCCGGGACAAACGTGCCTTGTGACACGTCACCGCTCGGACTGATCAAACTGCCCTGCTCGCCCAAAGACGGCGCCCGCCAGTGCCTGGCCTTGCCGGCGGCGATGCTGTGCCACCGCACCCAGGCGCTGACCCATTCACTGCCATCCGAGACGCGACACACTGGCGGCGATGCCGACAGATCCAGCGCGACCACATAACAAGCCTTTACCGCGCCGGCGATCATGCGGTCATGCTGGGCACTCGCGTAGCCACTCACACATCCTCCGCAGGGACAAAGTCCTCTTTGGCGTCGTTGTTGAACCCAATGAGCAACATGCCCGGCGGTTCGTCGGGCCAGAGCCATTCCTCTGGGCCGAGATAGACTTGCTGAGTCCACTCCACCAGCCACACGGTGTATCCATCCAGATGCGGTTGGGTCCAGTCCTGTAGCGATTGCACAAACTCGGCGGGTTCAACTGGCAACCCCCACGTCTGCGCACGCAACAGGACCGCCAACTGGGTCGCCAATTGCACAGCCTGTTGATGATGGTGCGGTTTGATCGGGTCAACGATGATTCGCGCCTCGAACTTGCAGACCAGCGAGGTTTCGCCGGTGCCGATATCGGTACCCGGCTCAATCTCGGCCACCTCCAGAAACACCGCCGGCAGCAACACGCGATCCTTAATGCATGGCCAGGCGGTGACGGCCTGCACGCCCGGCAAGTGGGTACGCAGATGCTGTTCTACCGCCCGATAAAACTGGTCCAGGCTGAACGGTTCTTCAGACATTGCCGATCCTCTTAAGGTATTTCTGCAGCTCAAAGTTGAGTTCCTGCTTGAG